CACGTTTTTCAATATCATCTAGCCATTTATATGCTTTTGGTTCAAGCTGCATTATCTCAGCTAAACCTGGGATTGGTGCAGTTGGTACTTCTTGTTTCAAGCGGCTGTCAGATGCTGCGGCTAGTACACCACCCGAACCTGCTGTGACTGTCCTTGAGCCTGAGCCAGCAAGACTAAAGACGCCTAAAGTACCATCAGCGTAAAGACGCAGCTTTTCGGTGCCAGCAATCTTAAAGCGCAGGTCGCCTGTGGTTCCAGCGTTACTAGCACAGTATGATGTGATTGACGCCATGTTACTGTTGGGATTGTCAGTGTCTAAGCCTATCCACTGAATGCCTCCCAAGGGCTGATCAGCAACAAGTGTGGTGTCGGTATTCACGATGTTGAAGTATCTTGCACCATCTGGATCGGTGTTTACTCCTGCATATCTAAGTTCAATGTTTCCGTTTACTTGCAAAGCCCCAGCGGCAACACCTGTCAGAGGAGCGCTTGTAGATGGAGTGAGGCCAATACCTACGTTGCCTGCGCTGTCGATCCGCAACCTTTCAGTCCCAGAGGTTTCTACAGTTACTGTATCAGCAGCAGGAAACCTGATTGTAGTATCAGTATCGCCAGAATGAACGATCTTATCAGCAATAATAACATCTCCAGAACTTGTTGTAGAGGGTGTTGTAATACCAGTTGTTCCGTTTAAAGTAATTGCCATATTAAATCACCACCCATCTTGATCCATCAGGAACTGTAATAGTAACACCGTCATTTATTTCAACAGGGCCAACTGTAAGCGCGTTTTTGTTTTCTTTAAGGGTGTAACTATATGTAATTGTCTGATCATTTTCCCAGAATACCAAATCATCACCGCCGCCTTCTAGACCTGGTGTGAATTGCTGTGTAAGTATTTTACTTAGCGTTGCCATTGATTGTTTCCTTTATTCTAATTCTGGATATGGGTGGCGCGATTTTATTTCTGCTCGCTTGGCGACCCATGCTTCCTGAGAACTTTCACCTGCTTGCCATTTAAAGTATAACGGATCAGCTTCTTTTGCGTAGGCTGATTGGCGTGCTGCCTCTTGCTGCTCCCGTGTAGGCGGTGGAGGCGCAGGCGGATCAAGGACAGGCTGTCCATCAGCAATTGCATCCAGTACCATCTGGTAATGGCGGTTGCCACCAGCTTCGGGAACACTCAAGGTTTGACCATCAAGGATGATCACGTAGCCTTGCTGAGTTTTTGTGATTTTAGTAATCATGATCATAGCTCCGCGTCCGCAGTCCAAGTAAAGTCACAAGGCGCGCCTACGCTACCTCCAGCCGAATTGTTAATTCGAAATCCTCCAGTTGTGGGGACATCGATACTAACAGTGTTTGAGCCAGCAACAAAACTGTAAACCAATGTGGGGGTGGCTCTTTTAACCACCGCAAAATATGCGGGCATTCGAGTTGATGCCGCTATCGCAAGTGTTTGCGAGCCGCCGCTACCACTTGTTTCAAAATACCGCTGGCACCGTGCCAACTCAGGTCCAAGCTCAGGCTGCTTGTAGAGACTTACTGCATCGGTTGTATGAGTTCCAACCTTGATGTGGATACCCCAAAGGTCAACGCCAATGGTTTGGATACCGAGGCTGTTGGTGCGGGCGTTGAAGTTACTGCCTGCGGAAGTCCAGAACGCAATGACAAAAAAATCATCACCATTAGTGCCAAAGGTTTTTCCCGCGATTGATGGGACCGTGATAACTGCTGCAAATGGTGCCCACGATGCTGTAAGGGTGATTGTGGTAGGGCTTATTGCATCTATATTAGCAGAAGGAGAGCCACCTGTACCAAATGACTGCACTCCCTCAACAACCATGTTTCCAGAACCGCTAGACCTCCGCGCCCACCCAAGAACCGTGATTGTTTCTCCATCGTAGGAACGGACACCCTCAATGCGGTGTGATGTGATCGCTAAATGTGAAGTAAGAGATTGCCCACTCACAGTCTGTCGCAGGTAAAACTGCGGACTGTTTACCCCAAATTTATCACCAACAGTGTGTGACTGACGGGACTGCGTCACAGTCCCACCAGAGTTGTCGTTCCGCCAGCGGTCAGCCGCAGTGTATGCAGTCGCGGTTCCGCTCGTCCCACGCTGCCAGAAGTCGAATGCGCCATTGATCACACGATTTTCTGGATCAATCCTTGCCTGTGCCGCTCGTAGTGGAGTCATTAGTTTTGTGTTATTAGTTCCAGTCACTGCTTCGGCTTGAGATGCGATGACCGCAGAAATGACTGGATCACCAGCATCACCATTACCGTTAGTCACCACAATCTGATCTGCAGTTCCAGTAATTGTTCTACCCAGTAGACTGATAGTTTCGTCCACACCTACTTGACCGATATTCGTATAAACTTTCCAAGTAGTGCCATCATAAACAAATTCTATTTTTATTTTACCTACATCGACAATTAAATTCTCAGCAAGGCTGTCGATTGTCGATCCGTTTCTTGCAACTGTTAGATTTGTTGTTGACCAATCGTCACCATCAAGAATTATAATATAGTCGCCTTCAGCTGGAGTTGCTGGCAGTGTAATTGTAAATGCGCCCGCTCCAGTATCAGCAATAATAGCGTCACCACTTGATGCTGTATAATTACTAACAACGCTAATCCATTCAGATGCGCCGCCTATTGCACCCCAAAGAGAACCATTATACCCTTCAAATTGAGCTGTATTAGAATTAAATCTGAGTTGACCAGCAACGCCAGTAGGTCGTTGTAACTGAGTACCAACGGGCAGTTTTACTGCACCAGTGGAAGTAAACGATACATTTGAAGAGATAGAATCAACCGAGAGTGTACCAGTAATGTTTTGATTTACTAGATTGGATCCGACTGTAATGAGCGTGGAACCATTCGAGGTATAAAGAATACCATCCGTCATATTAAGGGCGAACTCGCCCGCATCTATAAATTGGGAATTCCCTGAGCTAGTGACGTTGGCCGTGCGGCCAGAAACACTAGTGCGTTTAACCTGAATCTTATTATTAGCCAATGTTGGCCCCCATCATTAGATCGGTATATACCGAGATTATAATTCACCAGAAGTATTTACTTCTTTAGGTTTTCTTTTATTTAGTTTCTCAACTTTTTCTTCTAGATCGGAAACATTAGCCTGAAGCTGAGAGTTTAACATCTCGGTGTACTTCAGTCGAGTTTCTAAGAGGATGCGATGTTTTACAGCCTCTGTTATTTCTTTCAATAGATGTTCAATATAAAGGTTTATCAAATCGGGGTTCATTATTTACTTGACCTTTTCTCAAAATATAGTATAATTACTTTGTAGTATAAGAAACTATATTAGAACGTTCCACCGTCGATAGTGTCATAAATCAATGCAGTTCCGTTAGACTGAAGAACAAATCCAGAAGTACCAAGGGTTAACTCGGTATAACCATTTGAAGAGTTACCAACTAATAGTGCATTGTTTGTAGTACTTGATCTACCAGTACCACCTGAAGTCCCAGCAAGGGCTGTAGATAAAGTCAGGGTATTAGCTATTATAGCTACGTTTACAGTAGAGTTAGCAGTAATTGCTACGTGAGTGGCATTGGTAACTAAACCACCAGATAACAGGTAAGTATTAAGATTCGCAAGACTAAACGATGGGTCGGTTACAATAATTTCGTTATTGTTTACCTTTGTTTCATCACCGTAAGTGGAAAACAGATAGAAGTTCTTATTGCTTGGTTGTCTAATCAAACCAGTGTGGTTACTAGCATTACCAGAACCATTATAGTGTCCTGTAAAACCAATATATAGCGTGTCACCAATTGTATTATTCGTCGCAAGCTTAATCAAGGGGTCGGTAACAGAAAGCGAAGAAACGTTCACTGTAGTGAGGTTACCACTAACAGTAAGATCGCCGCCAATGGTCAAGCTGCCGCTGAACTCACCAGAAACAGATTCAACATGGCTAGAATAAACGTTTTTCCATCTTAGTAGATTTTCGCCAAGATCGTATGTAATGTTAGCAGTTGCAACAATCGAGGTATTAACACGAGCATTAATGGATGCTACGTCAGAAGTGGAATCACCAAGCTTTGTATTACCATTGACGAGAACATCGCCAGTAGTCGTTAAGCTTGTTATAGAAAGTGTTGAATTGACATGAGCACCAGAAGAATTAACAGTAAGGGTCGAACCACCAGCAACTGCTAGGGCGTCGGAAGAAGTAGAAATACCATTACCGCCAACAACGTGAACACCAGTAGCGTTTGATACAAGACCATCACCAGCTGTAACGAATACACCCGATCCGTTTGATACAAGACCGCCATCTGTTCCAGCTAGAACGTGAACGCCAGTAGCGTTTGATACAATACCGCTACCAGCTGTGACGAATAAACCAGACGAGTTAGATAAAAGGCCATTACCAGTAGTAACGAATACGCCAGACGAGTTAGATAAAAGACCGCCGTTTGCTCCAGCTACAACGTGAACACCAGTAGCATTTACTGAAATGCCATTACCAGATATAACGAATACACCCGATCCGTTTGATACAAGACCCCCACCTGTTCCGGCCACAACTTGAACGCCAGTAGCGTTTACTGAAAGACCACTGCCAGGTGTGACAAATACACCTGATGAGTTAGATACAAGACCTCCTCCTGTTGCAGCTAGGACGTTAATACCAGCACTTGTTACAGAAATACCATTAGAAGCTGCAGCAAAAACGCCAGACGAGTTTGAAACAATACCATTGTTCGCTACAACATAAAGACTAGGGGTGGTGCCTTCCGCATTAGCAACCGCACCAGCGATACCATTTGCTGTAGAAATAGAAGCAACATAGTTACCTGAAGTATTAGTCCCTAGAGCTACGTCGCCAGTAAGTTGGCTAGTTGCGATAGAAATTGTAGCGTCGTTAACGAAAAGTCCAGAGGAATTAGCGATGAGGGTTGCATCGCCAGAAGTTACAATATGTAACCCAGTAGAGTTAGCGACTAAACCAGAATTTGCGAGAACTCCGACAGCATCCGCAGAAACAGAAATACCATTAGCTGCGACGACATCCAAAGTCACATTGCCAGAAGTTCCACCGCCAGTAAGACCAGCCCCAGCAGTTATAACTGTAACTGGCGCTTTCCAGAAAATCGCTGTGCCGTTCGAGGTAAGAACATCGTTAGGATTTCCAGCAGCTCCGTTAGCCCAGACGCTGTTAGCGACTAGGTTAGCTACGATTACTTTATCTATGCCAGAAGTTGAGTTTGCTACGAGTGCTTGGTTTGCCGTAAGCGTTCCTGGGACCATTTGGCCGCCGATACGGATGCTACCAGAAGTTCCATCGGGCGCTCCTACGAAAAACGTATTACCAGCTTGCGTAAATGCTAGTTCACCAGCCTGAAGGCCAGTAACGGTGGCATTAGCCGTAGATCGTTTAATTTGAAGTAGGTTGGTCATTTTGAATCCCCTTTTATGTATTTATAAAATCAAAATGTTCCGCCATCCAAATCCATTTGTTTTACAACATATGTATCGGTTTCGAAGTTATAAACTAGTGTAGCGTTGTCAGTCTCGTTGCTCGCGTTTACATCAACTAGAGAATCTAATCTGGTTATACCATTTCCAATTGCTGAAGAGACGTTTTTAATAGTTACTGGTGTTGAAGAATCAAGAACGCCAGCAGTTGCGTTTGAAGAAACCTTTATGTTCCTAGGTCTTGCAACTATTACGTTAACCATTTTCTTATCTCGTTACTTGCGGTGTTATTGTAATGATACCTTCAACAATTCTTGACACTGTAGATCCATCGCTTATCTCAACATCATAAACGTATCTACCAGAAACTAAGTTTGAAGTTTGGTTTGCGGTTAATGAGAGCGTAATTGCACTCGATGTTGTATTTATAATTGAGGTGAATGTAGCTGCCGGAGTCGCTGATGTATACCATTTTCTTATTTGTGAATTTGCTGTATATCCATTTAGCACAATCCCATCGCCGTATTCATCAAGCAATGTCAGTTCTGTGCTAAAAGTAGAACCCTGATCAATAACTAAATTAGCTTTAGATGCCATAGAAAAATACTCCTAATATCCTATGGTTATTTATACTAATAAGAAACATTACTCGGGTTTTACAGGCCAGATAACATCGTGTGGAAACCCTACTTGATCTGTAATATCAAGAAGTTCACGACGATAATTAGTCCACGACTGTTGTTGTTCAGGTGTTAGGTCTGCCCAACGAAGCGGATTACTCACAATTGGATCAACCACATTAACAAGAAGAAGGTCTCTTTTATACCGAACTAGTTCTGCTGCTTTTTGATC